TTATTTAAACATCAAATCAGATATATTTTCAGATGCTTTTTTATCCATTTCTTCTAAAACGTGAGAATATCTATTCATAGTTATCTTTATATCAGTATGCCCTAATCTATTACTTACCGTTTTCATATCTGTTCCAGCTAATAATAGCATTGTAGCATGAGTATGTCTCAAATCATGAAGTCTAATTCTTCTTATATTGTTTTTGTCTAAAAATCTATACCAGTTACTTATTAAAACTCTAGGCACTTGAGGTTTTAATACAGAATTAAGACAAATTAAATCTTCATATTCAAGTATGCCAGCTGCATTATACTTATCGTATTTTAACTTTGCATTTTTTAACTTGTCCATTAATTCACTTGGTGCAGATAGAGATCTTTCAGAACCTTCTGTTTTAGGACTTTTAAATGAAATAGGTTCTCCTGGAGTATATACTAAATTTTGTCTTACATGCACTATATTATTTTCAAAATCTACATCTCGCCATCTTAATGCAACAGCTTCTCCAGCTCGTAAGCCTAATGTTAGCATTAATAATATTGGCAATTCTATTTGTTCGCCTTCAATCCTACGTATTATAAGCTTAACCTCATCTCTATCGTAAACTTGAGCAACTTTTCTATTACTCTTAAGTGATTTACCTGGTGTTTTTACGAAGTGAGTTGGATTATCGTTAATTTCTTTTAATCTGTAAGCTTCGTTTAAGACTGCTTTCACAAAACTAAGCCTATGTCTAGCACTTGCTTGTGTGTGCTTTTTAAAAACTGTATTAGCATAATCTTGAAGTATAGCGGGAGTTATATCTTTTAACTTAATATCTTTAAAGAAAGGCGATATAGTAGTTTTTATCATACTATCTCTTACTGTTAAAGTATTATTAGAGAAACCTTTTAATTCATCAGCCATATACTCTTTGCATCTATCAACAAATGTTATATCTTTAGATACAACAAATTTATTATTATTTAGCGAATTTTTTAATTCTATAAGATGTTTTTCAGCATCTTTTTTTATAGTATATTTCCCTTGGCTTTTTTGCTTCGTCTTTCCAGTACTATCTACATACTCTATATAAACATTGTAGTTTTTATTACGTTTTCTTATAAATGCTGACTTGACCTCATTCATATAAAGCACCTCTTTTAGTTTAATTCTCCTGTTAAATCATTAAAGAATGATTCTAATAGATAATTTGTCATATCTGCAAATTTTATCTTTAAAAACTGATCGCTAAACAACATATAAGCTGCAAATAAATTAGCCTGTCTTTCTTTCTCTGAATTATCAATAGTTGGTTGCGTACTTCTAAAGTAATTAACATTGTCTCCTTTATGAAGTATGAAATGGCCTAACTCATGAGCTAAAACAATTTTTCTAGATAATTTACTGTAACCGTTATTTATAAAAACTAAATTTAAATTTCCACCCATAAAATAGGCTTTTCCATAATTGACATTTTTTATTTCCAAACCTAATTCATCGCATAATATTTCAGGATCATTGGTATTAAAATGATCAACTATTCGTTCTACTATATCGTAAATCTTTTTACTCTCCATAATTCTAAAAAAAATCCCCCTAATTATTCTTATATTTAACTTTGTTTCAAATTATTTGTATTTGTTTTATTTGTCTTTATTTTGTTTGTCTTTATCTTGTCTATACTTAAAACTTAAGTATTCTATATGTTGAAGCAAATCATTTGCAAATTCAACCAATTCCTCGTCAGTTAAATCTGGAACCCCATAATTCATTAAACTCGGTTGCTGTAATATAAATTCTAAAGCTTCTTGCGCAGTTTCAAATTTATTAACTTTTTTAATTTCATTGCAATCGGAATTTTTTATAGAACTACAATTTTCTGTTTCTGATTTATCATCAGTTTTACAAAGCAAGTAATCAATAGATACTCCGAAGAAAGTAGCAAATTGTTTCAATAAAGAAACCTCTGGCATTTGCTTATCATTTTCATAACGACTTATAGAACTTTTCTTTACATGAAACTTATCCCCTAATTGTTCTTGAGTCAGTCTTTTCAACAACCGTTCTTCTTTAAATCTTTTTCCAAAACTATCCATATGTTTTACACCTCCAATACGAATATTATATACGAAGTTGCGTTAAAATAAATAAAAGTTACTTAGAAAGAAACTTTTTTATCAAAAATCGTTGACAAGTTGTTTTTAATGTAATATTATTTAGATATAAAGTTGTTCTAAAGACAACTAACAAAGCATAAAATACTAAGTTAGAGGTGGTGCGAATGAAAAAAGAGCTTAGAATCCTAAGAGCTAAATATGATTTAACTCAAGAAGCTTTGGCCCAAAAGCTTGGAGTAGGTAAAGCTTCCTACTCTCGTAAAGAAAATGGTAAAAACCCATTTTCCGTAGATGAGGTAACAAAGCTAAAAAATATATTCAGTCTTACTGATGAAGAAGTAGTAAAAATTTTTTTAACTTAAAAGTTGTCTTTAAAGAAACTTTAGAAACTTACTAATAGTTTTCCCAAAAGCAACTTTAATATAGGAGGTATATGAATGGAAACACAAATAGTAGATAGGAGAGATGTAAAAATGAACCAAGTTGAGACTTTTACAAATGAATTATTCGGACAAGTTAGAGCATTAGAAATAGAAGGCAAACCTTATGCTGTAGCATCGGATATAGCAAAAGCATTAGGATATAAAAATGCTAACGATGCAATAATCAGACACTGCAAGGGTATCGTGAAACACGATATGGTAGATAGAAATGGATTCACTCAAATTATGAATGTAATACCAGAAGGAGATATTTATAGATTGATAATAAAATCTAAACTTTCATCTGCTGAAAAATTTGAGAAATGGGTAATGGAAGATGTTTTGCCATCTTTAAGAAGCAATGGATCATATTCTTTACAAGGGTTATCAAAAGAATTACAAGCTATATTCACAATAGATAAGAAAACAGTTGAAATGGATAATAGGTTATCAAAATTAGAAAATACAATGACTATTGACTATAGCCAACAAGAGGAACTTAGAATGACTGCAAATAGAACTGTAGTTGAATTGCTAGATGGTAAAAGCAGTGAAGCATATAAAAAACTTAAAAATAGAATATTCCAAGATTTATGGAGAAGCTACAAAAAACATTTTAGAGTTAATAGTTACAGAAATACAGCAGTGAAGGATTTTGAGGATGCAGTTGATTATATAGAAAATTGGAGTCCGGATGAAGTTATATTATTTGCAATAAACGGATTAAATAGACAAGCTTCATTTGCATAAGGGGGAATATAAAATGACTAAAAAAGTATTCACAGCTAAGGACATACAAGAGTTGCTAGGTATATGTGAGAGAACTGCATACAGTTTAATAAGACAAGCTGAAACAACAGGAAAAATGTTCAAAGTTATAAAGATTGGAAGGTTATACAAAATACCGTCTCAACCTTTTCTTGATTGGTTAGATCATTGGGATGGATTTTAAAGGGGGTGATATCAAATGGATATGAGTAAAACGTTTTTCGAACTAACTTTAGAAGATTGCATAAAGTTATATGAAAATAAGAACTGGATCTTTATATATGCAGATGGGAAATTTGCAGGAATGAGATTAGAGAGAAAGTAGGCCATAGACAATGGATAGCTTAGTTAGGATAAAAGAAATATTACAAACTCAAATAGAAGTAACTCAAGATATGTTTAATCAAGCAATAGAAAAAGATATACCAGCTAAAGAAGAAAACTATATGAGTTTCTATGCAGAAGGATTAAAAAATAAAATAGAAGCTTGGGAGCAAACATTAGAATTTGTAAATACAGAAATAAATATAAAAAAAGAGCCCTGCAAAGGCTCAAAATAAAAAATTTAATTAAAAAATCGTAAATATAGTATACCACAGGAGGATAAATATGAGTTCAATATTTTTAAGAAAGTTAAGTATAGAGAATTTTAAAGGGATAAGATCACTAGAAATAGATTTTTCAAAAGTAACTAATATCCAAGGAGAAAATGCATTAGGTAAAACAAGTATATTCGATGCTTTTAACTGGATTATGTTTGATAAGGATAGCAAGAATAGAACTACTTTTGATATAAAGCCACTGGATGAAAATAACACTGTAATAAGAGGATTAAATCCAACAGTAACAGCAGTTTTAGATATAGACGGAACAGAGATTAAGCTTACTAAGATATATAAAGAAAAGTGGACTAAGAAACGTGGAGAAGCTGAAAAAACATTTACTGGTAATGAAACTATATATGAAATAAACGATGTACCAGTTAAAAAGACAGAGTATCAAAATAAAATATCTGAAATAGCAGATGAAAAACAATTTAAGCTATTAACTAATCCATATTACTTTAGTGATTTACTTAATTGGAAAGATGCTAGACAACTTATATTAGAAGTTGCAGGGGATATAACAACAGACCAAGTTATAGATAGTAAAAATGAACTAGAGCCTTTAAGAGCAGAGTTAGCAAGCCAAGATATAGAAACGGTTATGAAAAGTAAAAAAGCTACTATAAAGAAGCTTGGAGATAGAAAGAAAGATATACCAGTAAGAATAAATGAGTGTGATAGAAGCATAGTTGATATAGATTTTAAGGCTATAAAAGTAGAAGTTGAAACTTTAAATACATCTTTAGAAAAGATAGAAGATGGACTTTTAGATAGCAGTAAAGCTAACGAGCAAATTTTAAAAGATAAAGAAACTATATTCTCTATGAAACAAAGAATACAAGAAATAAATCAACAAGCTATAAATAGAGGTGGAGCTAAGAAATTAGAGTTAATGGACCAGTTAAGAGTTGCTGAAAATGAAGTTAATGAATTTAGAATGAAACTTATAACTGTTGATAATGAAAAGAAATCTAAGGATTATCAAAAAGACACACTTGTCAACGAAATGAATAAATTAAGAGCTGAATTTGGTAATAAGAAAGAAGAAAACTTAGATACAAGCTCTATAGAAACTGAGTGCCCAACTTGTAAAAGAGCCTTTGAAACCAATGATATAGAAGCTAAGAGACAAGAACTATTAGAAAACTTTAATTTAAATAAATCTAAGGTCCTAAAAGATATACAAGCTAAAGGAATTGCAGCTAAAGAAAAAGTTGAAAAAATAACTTTAGAACTAGATGAATTAAGCAAACAATCAACTGAGTTACTTGGAATCATACAAGAAAAAAATATGAAAGTAGCACAGATAAAATCAGAAATAGAAAAGCTTAAAGTTGAAGCTGTTTACCTAGATACAGATAGTGAAACTTTAGAAAGAATCAATAAAGATATAGCAGAGTTAGAAGCTAAGATTTCAAACCCTAATGATACAAATGTTGAAGATCTTAGAGCTAAGAAAAGAGAAGTTATAAACCAAATAAATGAGTTAAATAAAACTCTAGCCAAGGAAGAATTAAACAAAGATTTAGAAGTTAGAAAACAAGAGTTATTAGACGAAGAAAAAGAGCTTGGAATTGAGATAGCTAAACAAGAAAAGATAGTTATGTTATGTGAGTTATTTATAAAAACAAGAGTTAATATGCTTGAGAGTAATATAAATAGCAAATTTAAAAATGTTAAGTTCAAGTTATTTAAAGAGCAGGTTAACGGTGGAATAGATGAAACTTGCGAAGCTTTAGTAAATGGAGTTCCATTCTCTAATGCAAATACTGCAGGTCAAATAAATGCAGGATTAGATATTATAGATACTTTAAGTAAACATTTTAATGTACAAGCTCCAATATTTATCGACAACAGAGAAAGCGTAAATAACCTTATAGAAATAGATAGTCAAATTATAAACCTTGTGGTTACTAAAGATAACCCATTAAAAATACAAAATTATTCAATAGAAGGAGTGATGTAATATGAATGAATTAGTAAGAGTTGATAATAAAGAAATATCAAAGTGTAGAGAAGCTCAAAAAGAATATGCATTAAAAAATGGAGCGCCATATTTCGCTCCTAGTGATGGAGTTTGTTGGAAGTGCAATAGAAATATATATCAAAATTATGAGATATGTGATTTTGATGGGATTTATATATACAAGCAAATATCAGATGGATATTCGTTGAATAGGGCTTCATCAGAACTTATAACAGGTTGCCCGCATTGTAGCAGAAGTTACTGCGATTAATTTAAAAAAACTAAGGAGGATTTAACATGTCAAATCAAATGCAAACACAAAACAATACAAAGGTAGCAGGTATAAAGCAACTTTTAGATAGGGATGTTTACAAGAAAAGAATAAATGAAATTATGGGTAAAAAAGCAGCACCATTTATGGCATCAATAGTTAATGTTTCAAATTTACCAAGTTTAAAAGACTCAGATCCAAACAGTATTATAAGTTCAGCTATAGTAGCAGCAACATTAGATTTACCTATAGACCAAAATCTAGGATTTGCATATATAGTTCCTTACAATACAAAAGAAGGTAAAAAAGCTCAATTCCAAATGGGATATAGAGGATATATACAGTTAGCTATGAGAACTGGACAGTACAAAACAATAAATGCAATAGAGATATATAAAGGCGAAATAAAGAGAGTAAACAGACTAACAGGCGAAATGGAATTTAATGATGATGAAGATTTAATAGATAGAGATACAATAGTTGGTTACATGGCTTATTTTAAACTACTTAACGGTTTTGAAAAAACATTATATATGACAAAAGAAGAAATGGAAAGACACGCTAAAAAGTATTCTCAAAGTTATAGTAGTCAGAAAAAATGGGTAGTTGATTCTAGTTTATGGAGTACTGACTTTGATGGAATGGCAATAAAAACAGTTATAAAAAGACTTTTAAGTAAGTACGGAATATTATCAGTGGAAATGCAAAATGCAATAACTAACGACCAAGCAGTTATGAATAATGAAGGTAATCCAGAGTATGTTGACAATGAAGTTAAAGAAGAAATAGCTCAAAATGCTAATAAGAAAACTATAGATATACCTCAAGAAAATGTAGTAGATACAACTTTTAAAGAAGTTGACAATGTAGAACAAAATACATTTGATGGACCTGGGTTTTAAACATGAAACTGAAAGTATTAGCGAGTGGAAGTAAAGGCAACTGCTACTTGCTACAACTAAAAGATGAAACTCTTATCCTGGAATGTGGAATAAGATTCAGAGAAATAGTAGAAGGATTAGACTTCGATTTAGAAAATGTAGTTGGTTGTTTAGTAACTCATGAACATAAGGATCACTCTAAAGCTATTAAATATTTAAATATGGATGGAATAGATGTATATGCAAGCAAAGGTACTTTTGAAAGTTTAGGAATAGAACATCATAGGGCCAAGGTTATAGAAAGTGAAAAGTTATTCAAAGTTGGAAACTTTACTATAATGCCTTTTGAAACTAAGCATGATGCAGAAGAACCACTTGGATTTTTAATAAATCATAAAGAAATAGGAAATCTACTTTTTATAACAGATAGTTATTACTGCGAATATAACTTTAACAACTTAAATCATATTTTAGTTGAATGTAATTATAGTAAAAATATACTAGATGAAAATATAGAGAATGGAGTTATTCCAGTATCTCTAAGAAATAGGATAGTTAAAAGTCACTTTGAACTAGAGAATGTAATTGAGTTTTTAAAATCAAATGATCTAAGCAAAGTAAAGAACCTACTATTAATACATTTAAGTTCATCTAATAGTGATTCAGACTATTTCATACAAGAGACAGCTAAGGCAACAGGACTAGCTATAGATGTGGCTAGAAAAGGACTAGAAATATATTTATAAGCAAAAGAAGAAGGTGAGATAAATGGCAAAATACAGAGCTGTACAAACCGAATTTTGGGAAGATCCTAGAGTTATAGAAGAAATGACACCAGAGGATAAATTGTTTTACCTATACTTATTAACTAATCCTAAAACAACACAAATAGGGATATATCAAATAACTAAAAAACAGATGGCATTTGAATTAGGATATTCATCGGAAAGTATAAATGCTCTCATGGATAGATTTGAAAATCATCACAGGATAATAAAGTATAACTTGGAAACTAGAGAAATATGCATATTAAACTGGGCCAAATACAACTTGGATAATCACAGTAAACCAGTACTTGATTGTATAGAATCTGAGTTGAAAAAAGTTAAGGATAAGAGTTTCATAATGTATATGTTATCAGGCATAACTAAAGAAAAAATAAGAAATTTATTCCTAGATGCTTATGAGTTATCCACAGGTGACACGACCCGTATAACGGACGGTGGGGAAAAAGAAAAACAAAAACAAAAAGAAAAACAAAAAGAAAAAGAAAAACAACAACAAGAAAAAGAAGAAGTAAAAAAAGTACTGACTGAGGTTGTAGATGAAATTAGTAAATACTTTCTATTAGAAGATGATGACGTAAAAAAAGTAGCTAATACATACTTAGCTACTGGCAAGGAAATAAACTATTTGATTGAAAAGCTTAAGTTAGTAAGTGAGACACCAGATGTTAAAAACGTTGTTGGTTACTTACTAAAAGCAATTCAAGAAGATTATAAACCTATTATTGGCAAAACTAATAATTTTATACCTAGTGTAAAGACTAGATTTCACAATATAAATCAGAGCTTTAAGAAGTATGCTCCGGAGCAATTAGAAAAGATATTACAGGAAAGTCAAAAAGGTAAATTTAATTAAGGAGGGTTAATCCCTCCTAGAAATAAGGGGATAAAGATATGAGTGAAGTTATAGATTTAAATTATATAAAAAAAGAGCAAGAGCGCTTTGCTAAGCATTTAGAAACTACAAAAGGTATAAAGTGTCAACAAGGTAATTTAAAAATATCAGAAGGGCAAATATTACATTTACAATCTGAGTTATTTGAGGTTTTGAATGAAACTAAAATACATAAAGAATATGACAATGATGTTGATAGAAATAAATTGTTAGAAGAGTTAAGTGATTGTTTAAGCTGCATAGGCAATATAGCTAATAGCATTGATATTGATTTAGTTATAAATACAGAAATAAGACAAGTATCGGACCTTATAAAGCAATTTAGAGAATTAATATATGATACTTCAAGACTAGATAAAGTACCTAAGATAGGAGTATCTAGAAGGAAGCTAAAAGAGATTATAGTTCCTAACTTTATAAATATGGTATATAGCTTAGGGTTTAACCTGGATGAACTTAAAGAAGCTTACTTTAGAAAAATGAAAAAGAATTATCTAAATCCTAAGTTTAAGTAAAAAAGGGTGGATTGAAATGTATAAAAAGAAATGTGAATATTGCGGAAAAGAATTCAACTCACAACAGCCTAATGCAAAATACTGCGGTAAGTATTGTGGAGGCAAAGCTAGAAATTTAAGAAAGATAATAAACAAGATGAAAAGGGGATAAGGTATGAAAACTAAAGAGGAGTTATTAGTGGAGGAAAATATTAAGTTAGTCCACTTTGCAATAAATAAAAAATACAAAAGAATAAATGAGAAAATTAAGTATTTAGGATTGTATGAAGATTTCTATCAAGAGGGATGCATTGGCCTGTTTAAAGCAGCAAAGGCATTCGATGAAAGTAAAGGATTTAAATTTACGACATTTGCTTTTTATTGGATAGATTTTCAGTTAAGACACTTTATAACTAGATATATTCCTAAACATTACAATGACAATTTAGTGTCTATAGATAAGAAAATAAACAAAGACGACAAGAGGGAAATAACTTTAAAAGATACTATTTATAGTTACGATGAATACAACGGATTATATAGTGATTTAAAGAAATTTGCTAAAACAACTAAGGTTAAAGATATAGATACAATAATTGATCTAAGCTTAGAAGGATTATCACAAAGAGAAATATCTATAGTAATAGGAATTAGTCAACCAGAAGTATCAAGAAGAATAAGAAGATTCAAATCTGAATTTGAAATATATTCATCACTTGGAGAATTGGTAAGAATAAATAAAGTAAGTTAAACGGAAGGGGATATATAAATGCAAATCAATAAAGAAGTCGAAAGAGCTAGTTGTAAACTTGTAGTTACATTAAATAACCTTATAGATTCATCATTTATAAGTACTCATAACAGAGTAGTAGAAAAGTTTGTAACTGATAACTACAACGTTATTATAAATGTACATGAAAAGAAGCGTAAGAAGAGATATGCAGACTTCAATACATTTGAAAGAGAAGAAGCATATCAAGAGGGTAAAGCGTATGGAGATTACCTTGTAAATAGATTTTATATTGAAAATTAAATTAATTAGGGGGAACTAAAGATGAAAATAAAATTACCGTTTGTTTTAAGAAAAACTCATGAAAGAGTAACTGGTGAATTAGTTAAAGATATTAAAGTTCAAGAATCTGCGAAAACTGCAGCTGATAAGAAAGTTAGAAATTTAAAGCTTAAGTTAGAAAGACATGATTACTTAGCGAGACTAAAAGAGAAAGAACAAGCAGAAGAGATTGAGGAGTTAAAATTGGAGCTAGAAAAAAGAGATAAGCAAATCAAAGAACTAAAATGGTGTATCCAGGAGAGAGATAAAGAACTGGATAATGTAAAAGCATTTAACATGGATCTGTATAAGAAAGTTGAAAGAGCTACTGAAATGCAAAGACAGGTTAAAGAGAAAATAGATATTGCATTTAATATAGATGTTATAGAAAAAGAAAGAACGGAGCATGGAGCTATAAGAACTATAACTGCTCATGATATTAAGAAGTTATTAAAGGGTGAAGATTTAGTTGAGATATACACTAAGTTAGCACTAATGGTGTAGGAGGAGATTAACAATGCAATACATCGTACTATCATATTTAAATTTATTTATAGCTACATTTAATTTTTTAGAAGAAGATATTAGCGTAGGACTGATAGGCGGATTTGGAGCTATAGTGTTTATGTTGATGGCTATTTATCAAAAGATAGAGCAAGATAGAAAATAGGAGGTTATTATGAAAGAAATTAAAATTAGGGCTTGGGATAAATTTAATAAAGTTATGGTTTATTCAGATAAAAATTATCCGCTGAGTGAATATAAAATAGAATTTGATTGGACTAATGAAAATAAGCTTTCACTGATGAAATTAATAGATGCTAGATACGTAGAGTTTAGAACTTTTGATGCAGATATTATGCAATCCACTGGATTAGAAGATAAAAACGGTAAAGAAATATATACAGGGGATATAATCAAAGTACTTAGAAAACATTGGAATAACTGCGGGAAAGAATACCTTGAAAAAATAACAGAAGAAATAGGAGAGGTTGTATTTTATAAAAATTGGGAGATATCATTAAAAACAAAAGAAAAAGAAGGGACTTTATATCAACCATTTTTATGGATGTTTGAAGATGAGGAAGATCATCAAATTGAGATAATAGGAAACATATATGAGAATAAAGACTTATTAAAATAAGCAGGAATACATATCATTATCAGTATATTTGTCTAAGTGTATTGATAATGATAACTAAATAATAATGAAGGATATTATGGAAAATATAAATAACTTTGGAATACGTAGAGGTTATACTGATATACGTTTTAGAAATAATGAAGAATGCAAAGGAATTCTTCATGAAGATTACAAACACTATTCGATTTTACATAGAGTATTAAATTTTATGAAAGATAGAGGATTTGAAATTGGAAGAGATCCAGAAATAGTAAAAAGGTATAAATCCATTAGCAAAGATTATTGGTATGGTAAGAAAGAAGATTTAGAGTTTAAAGCTCGTAGATATCCAGCGGGATTTGAAATAGAGTTTTTTCAAAATATAAACTTTGAAAATCGTAATGGTGGAGAATATGATTTCGATAAGTTTGAAAAGATGCCTTATTTAATTAAATTAATGTTTTTAAATGAAACAAAACATATAAGGGAATTCTTAATCAGCTTAGGAATTAAAGAAAAAACGGACGAAGATTATAAGTTAGCAGAAGATAATATAAAGAATCATTATGTTGAAAGTTGGCATCATGATCAAGAAGATATGAGATTTAAACTATCTGACTTAGATGGGCAAACTTGTGATGGCTATAGAAATAATATAGATAGAGATGGAGAAATAATATATAACGGCCAGATAAAGTATTTTAGAGATAGATGGAGTGGAAGACTTTGTAGAGGTAAAGTTTATAGAAATATAAATAATATGTGGTGGGTTATATTAAATAACACTGAATATACGAATGTTGCATCATTTGAATTATTCGATGTAAAACATGAAGATTTAAAAATAAGAAGGTTAAAAGAAGATAGAAAACCCAAATCCTTTTTAGATAAACAAGAGTTTATTAAGGGACTGACAAATAAAGAGCTAGAAAGAGAATTAAGGAAAAGGGGTTTGAAATAAATATCCTGGATCTTATGGTCCATGAAACTAAATTAAATATGAGGTGGAGTTTATGAGAAAAGAAAATGATAAAGATGCCCTATAAGAGCACCTTTGATCTAGTATACTAATCAGCAACCTTATTTAGCGGGATAAATATAAATAGAACCTCCGCCGACGATTACTATTCTAAACTCAGGTGTAATTTTAACTAAATTAAATTTTTCGGAGTCTGGTTGAAATCTAATAGACTGAACTAAAACCTGTTTTTCATCAAATATTTGAAGGTAAGCACCTTCAGTTTGAGAAACATTTTGGGCCATGTATTGATTGTCTTCTGAAAAATTTAAATCTGCAACTTTATATACACCCTCTTTAAATACGTTAAGAGCATGAGCAGTATTACTAGATACACTTAATAAAAAGCATGAAACTAGTAAAAGCGCAATTATTTTCTTTTTCATACTTAAACCACCTTTCTAGTATAGTTTAACTATTAAAAAGATAAATATTCGATAATAAAACTAGTAAAAATTGACGATAAACGTAAAAATTAAAGAACTTAGGAGTTTAATATGAAAGAAATATTAGTAGGATTTATAGGAATTGGATTACTACATATATGTTCTAAAAATGAAAAGCTATGATCATTAGCTTTTTATGGAACTAAAGCTATGCTGATATTAACAGCTGCATATTTGTTAGGATCAGTTATATTAGGAACTATATAAATTACTCTAAAACAATAAAAAAGCGAGATTTTACTTTCTCGCTTTAAACATTTGATTTCTTAAGTTAAGTGAAGTCTTGTAACCTGTTGAAAAAGCATCTATAGAACTGATTAAATCATTGGAATTTTTCGAATTAACATAGTCATCAGCTTTTATTACAGATAAGTTGTAAAAACTTAATATGCATTTCAAAGTTGCAGTAACATCACGTTGTTCTTTTGGAAGATTAGAAGCTTTTTTATTTAATTCAGATATTAAAGAGCCTAAAAATTTAATCTGTTTTTTTACTTCTCCTTGATTAAACTCTTCTGCAGAAATAGATTTTATTAATATATACATATTATTATCTAAATGATCTAGATTTTTAGTAATTTCATTACTATTTGAAGTTTGGGATGAAGTTTTAATAGCAGAAGAGGTATTTACACTACCTATAAAAATAAGGAGAGTTATAGAAAGTATAATGTTTAATTTCTTTAAGTACATGAACACACATCCTTTCTAAAATAGTATGTGCAAAAACTAATAAATTTTATAATAGCAAAGTTTAGCAAATGAGATAAATTTAAATAGGGAACAAACCATAAATATGTTTAGGAGATTAGATATGAAAGAAATATTAGTAAGATTTATAGGCATTGGATTACTGCATATTTATTAGGAGCAGTTATATTAAGGACTATATAATTTAAAAAGGCGGGATGTTATTTTCCCGCTCTGAAAACTATATTTCTTAGGTTAATTGAAGCTGTATATCCCATTGAAAAAGCATTTATAGAGCTAATTAAATCATCTGAATTTTTTGAGTCTATGTATTTATTAGCCTCTAATATAGATAATTTATAAAAACCTAATATGGCTTGTAAAGCTGAAGCTACATCATATTGCTCTTTTGGTAAATCAGAAGCTTTTTCAGTTAAATCATATATTAATGTTCTTACAAAACTAATTTGTTTTTTAGCAGCATTTACATCTAAGTTTTCTGAAGCTATAGATTTTATTAGTACATACATATTACTATCTAAAAAATCTAAATCTTTATCAATAGAGTTTATGAATGGATCAGATGGTGGAACATCAAGAGCGTAAATAGTATTTATACAACTTGACAAAATAAGTATTGATATAGAAAATATAACACTTAATTTCTTTAAATACATAGTGAACCTCCTTTTTAAGATTCATATTAGTAACTTAGTAACTATACAAAAACAAAAGCGAGAAATTAATTTCCCGCTTCACCTATAATTTCGCTTAAATTATTTGAAGAGCTAGAAGCTAGTGAAAATATATTAATAGCATCCATTAAATTGTCAGGATCTTTAGTTTCTAAATATGATTGTAATCTAATTAAAGATACTTTATAAAAGTTTAGTATAGACTCAACAGCTAATACTGCAGCATTGTCTTTTTGAGGAAGTTTTGAAGCTTTTATATTCAAATCCTCGATTAAAGTTTCTATAAATTTAATGCTTTTATTGATTTCGTTATCTTTATAATTTCCCATGATTATAGTTTTAATTAATAGGTACATACTGTCATCAATTATTTCTAAATCTTTAATATATTGATTATCAGATGTACTTGGAGGAACAAAACTAAGAGCATGAGTGGAATTAGCATTACTTGTAAAGATAATTAAAGTTAAAAGTATAATGATACTAAACTTTTTTAACAATATAATCACACATCCTTTCTTATATAGTATGTGTATATATAACGAAACTATATTGTAGAAAATATTAGCAAATAAATTAATAAAGCGTGATTTTATTTTTTCGCTCCACCTATAATTTTACTTAGTTTATTGGAAGAACCATAAGTTGAAGAAATTAAAGTAAATGAATCAGATAAATTATCGGGATCTTTAGTTTCTAAATATGGCTTTATTCTTATTAAAGCTATTTTGTAACAATTTAATATAGATTTAATAGATATAACAGCAATTAAAGCTATGAATAGAATAGAACTAAACTTCTTTAATAGCATAATCACACATCCTTTTTTAAGTAGTATGTGTAGAACTAAACAAATTATAGGTTTGGAAAATTTTAAAAAAATTTAATGATTTTAGGAGATTGATATGAAAGTTAATTTTACGATAGATGGTGAGCCAGTTGGAAAAGCTAGACCACGTATGAACACTAAAACTGGAAGAGCTTATACTCCAGAAAAAACAAGAATGTATGAAGATTACATTAAATTACTTTATGGTTGTGAGATTAAACATTACTTTGAGGGAAATGTAAAGCTTGTAGTAAATGCATATTACAGCATTGCTAAAAGCGATTCTAAGAAGGTTAAGGAAAAGAAGTTAAACAATATACTAAGACCATCTAAGAAACCAGATATAGATAATGTATATAAGATTATAGCGGATAGCTTAAATGATATTGCATATAAAGATGATACTCAGATCATAGAGGGGTCATTTGCAAAATATTATAGTGATAGACCTCGTGTTGAGGTTACAATAGAAGATTTAGCTTAATATAGAGGGGGAATTATTATGGATAAAAAAGAATTATTTAAAAAAGTTGAAGGAAAACTACACAATTATAAATATTTAGAAATGCAAATAAATAACATAGAGTTAGATATAAAGAAAGAGAAAATGGAATACAGAGGTTGTGGAGCTATAAGTTACGATGAAAGAACAGGAGTAACTTATAACATATCAAGAACAGTAGAAAATGAGGTTATAGCAAAAGAAAAAAGAATATCTAAGTTGATGCAAAATAAATTAGAAAAAGAGATAGAAAAACAGAAAATAGAAAATGCATTGAGCTGTTTAGATGCAAATGAAACTAACTTCTTTGAACTATTTTATAATAGTAAATCTAAAAACAATATGAAATATATAAGCATGAAGCTACATATGGACCGTAGTCATTGTTATACAGTAAGGGAAAGATTAGTATATAAAATTATGGGAATGTTATATCCAACATATGAAGATTTACCATTATTTAACTAAACCAACACTTTAACTACACTTTAACTACAAAGTGAAGATTTTTTAGGGGTTTAAAGGTGATATTATATTAATATAGACAACTTAGGACAACCTAAGTTAGCTACTCCCTAATAAACCCCTTTTTATATATAATGACCAGGGTAACCCCTTTGCCCTGGTAACGTGCAAGTAAGAGTATTTGTTGGTGCAACTCCAACAACTTGCTAAATTAGGACTACGAAAAGAGAAACTCTGTAGAGGTAGGGAGTATAAACTAAAAAATACGTATGCTCGTTTTTAACTAATGAAAAGCCTAGAAGCCAACTAGGCTTTTTTATTTTGTATAAAAGGTGATTATATGTAAAAATATGGTATACTTAAATATATTAACGATTTTTATGGAGGAAGAAATGAAGAATACTTTTTATGAACATCATGTAAAGAATATTAATAAATCTGAAATAATAGAAAATGGGACTATATTTTTGGATACAAATGCACTATTAAACTTATATAGGTTAAGTAATCAAAATAGAGAAAAATTATTTGAAATATTAGTAAATGTAAAAGATAGATTATATTTGTCTAATCAAGTGGGTAAAGAATTTTATAAAAACAGAAAAAAAGTTATGTATATGAAGTCTAATTTAAAGCCTGGATTAACAGGAGAATTATCTAATGATATAGATGGAATAATTAATAAATTTAAAAATTTAAATTTTACGAGTAAATATAAAGATGCATGTAATTTAGTAAAACATGAACAAAAGTTAAAAGATATAATTATAAATAATTTGATGGAAATGAAAAAGAGTGTAATTAAAAATATAGATGAATATGAAACTTCATCAAATTATGATATATTTCAAGATGAAGATGAAATACTTAGTAAAGTAGTTGAGTTATTTGAAGGAAAAGTAATTAAAAATATGAGTGAAGAAGAGTTAAATAAAATATATGAAGAAGGTAAGAAAAGATATTCTAAAAATATACCTCCAGGTTATGAAGATGCTAAAAATAAGCCTGAGCCGGAATGTTATGGAGATCTAGTTATATGGAAAGAACTAATAAATTTTGCTAAAGAAAAAAATACAGATATTTTATTTGTCTCAGATGATAGAAAAGAGGACTGGTGTGAATTAATATCAAAATTTGGGCAAGATAGTAATAGAAAAGGGAATAAAATTGATATTGGAACTAGAACTGATCTGATAAAAGAATTTAAAGAAAAAACAAGCAAATTATTCTATTCAATAACAACCGAAGAATTTATACGAGAAATTTCAAAGCTTTGTAAAATAGATAATACTAAAGAATTAGAGGAAGAATCTGAGGTTATAAGAGAAGAATTAGAGCTAGATAAAATAAATAATCAAGAAATAATATATAGTTGCAATATAAATAGTGACAAAATTGAATTGAGACAGTGTAATGATGAAGATAAAACAAAATTAGAAGAAAGTAATTATTACAAATGGTTTGGAAGTGAGAATCATAATCCATTTGAAATGCAAATGCAAATTGCAGAATCTATAGGAAAACGAAATGAGTTTATAGAAAAGCTTGAAAAACGAAATGAGTTTATAGAAAAGCTTGAAAAACAAAATGAGTTTATAGAAAAGCTTGAAAAACAAAATGAGTTTATGAAAAAGTTTGAAAAACAAAATGAGTTTATAAAAAATATAGAAAAGCATTTTAAAAAATAGAAATTAATAATTGATTTTGGTATGAAATCAAAGTAAAAAAGGAACTTATCTTATATAAGTTCCTTTTTTACTTTGATTGAATAGTCGGCAAAAGATGAAATAATTAATAGATTTATATAACTATTTTAAGAAATTTATTCTAAATTAATAAGAATACAAATTGATTAAACAGAAAAATAAAGAAAAAGTTCCCTCAAAGTGGTATTATATACTTTGAAGGAGATGATAAAATGAGAGTTAAAAAAGAGAATATGAATAGTGAAGAAAAAAAGATATGTGATACGATAAAAGGTATACTAGAGGAAAACATGTATAACTATTGCCAAGTTGATATAGATAAACACAAGAAACAAATAATAGAAGAAATTGAATTTTCAAAAGTAAATACTTATTATAGTAAAAATATAATGAGTAATCAACAATTTATAGTAGAAGGAGAATTAAGGACACAAACTTTGGATGAATTAGTAAACTATATAAAAGATAGATATATATATGAAGATGCATTGATGCAGCTAGTCAATGAAAGTAAACTTATTCCTATCCTATGTCAAAGACCTGGGTCTTGCTTCAGTAATGGGGCAGATATAGAGTTAGACTTTAAATATGGCAATGCAAGTAGTTCTTATATATATATCTATTTAGATTTATTAGTATTTACAGGATTTAGAGTTTCTAAAGCCAAATAAAATAAAAAAGCAATGGTTAGTGCCATTGCTTTTTTATTTTTTAAAACGACGAATAAGCGAGGTGGTGATATGGCTCGTGTAAGAAGCCCGAATAGAGATAGAGCATATGAGATATATAAAGAGCACAATGGAAATATTACAAATAGAGAAATTGCAAATACTTTAGATATATCTGAAAAAACTATATCTGGATGGAAAGCTAAAGACAAATGGGTTGAAAAGTTAAATGGAGTACTCCAAAAAGAAATACAGAGTACTCCGAAAGAAAAACGTACCAAAGGTGGTCAGATAGGAAATAAAAATGCCTCTGGACCTCCTGGTAATAAACATGCAGTTAAGACAGGTGAGTTTGAAAGTATATTCTTTGACACATTAGAAGAAGAGGAGCTTAATCTAATAAGTAATATAGAAATAGAAAAAAAGAAACTACTAGAGCAAGAGATCCAGCTTCTAACAGTTAGAGAAAGAAGAATGTTAAAAAGAATAGAACTTTTAAAAGAAAAGGAAATGACGTTAGTTTCAACTAAAAGTGGTGTTGAAAAAGGCATGGACACAGAACTTAATGAATATGAAGCTACTTTAGGACAAATACAAAGTATAGAAGATGCCTTAACTAGAGTTCAAGATAAAAAGCAAAAGGCTATAGATTCTCTACATAAGTTTGAAATAGATGAACATAAACTAGAGCTTACAGTTATGAAGCTTGAACTTGAAATAATGAAGCAAGGTGGACAAGAAGATGAGGTTGAAGATGATGGATTTATAGGTGCTTTAGAAGCTCAAGTAGGTGATGCTTGGGATGATTAAGGATAGAATAAATAAACTTAAAGAAAAAGTAGCTAAAATGAAATCGTGTAGAGGTGTTAACACTATAAAAAAAGCTACTATAAAATTCAGCCCATTTTCTAAGAAGCAAAAGAAAGTTTTAACATGGTGGCTTCCAAATAGTCCAGTAAGCAATAAAGATGGAATTATAGCAGATGGAGCTATTAGAAGTGGTAAGACAATATCTATGTCACTATCATATGTAGTTTGGGCCATGAGTAGCTTTAATGGTCAAAGTTTTGGTATGTGTGGTAAGACTATTGGATCATTTAGACGTAATGTTCTGTTTTGGTTAAAATTAATGCTTAAAGCTAGAAAATATAAAGTTGAAGATAAAAGAGCAGACAATCTTATGGTAGTTAGTAAAGGAGAAGTTACTAACTATTTTTATATTTTTGGAGGAAAAGATGAACGGTCACAGGACCTTATACAAGGTATAACATTAGCAGGATGTTTCTTTGATGAGGTTGCTTTAATGCCCGAGTCATTTGTTAACCAGGCTACAGGTCGTTGCTCTGTTGATGGTTCTAAGTTTTGGTTTAACTGTAACCCAGATGGACCTTATCATTGGTTTAAAACTAATTGGATAGATAAACAGGAAGAAAAGAATATACTTTATTTGCATTTCACAATGGATGATAATCTTTCATTATCAGAAAAAATTAAAAAGAGATATGCAGGTATGTATTCCGGTATATTCTATCAAAGATATATTTTAGGATTATGGGTAGTAGCAGAAGGTATTATATACTCTATGTTTGATAAAGAGAAGCATGTTGTTAAAGCTTCTGATTACAAATATAAAGAGTATTATGTATCGTGTGACTATGGTACTCAGAACCCTACATCTTTTGGATTATGGGGGAAAACTTTTGATAATAAGCATGTAATGATTAAAGAATATTATTACTCTGGAAGAGATACAGGAATTCAAAAAACAGATGTAGAGTATTCTAATGATCTTAAAGAATTTGTTAATGGATGCAAAATAAGGTTTGTAATAGTAGACCCTTCTGCAGCTTCTTTTATAGCTCAATTAAAGAAAGACAAGTTTAAAGTTAAACAAGCTAAAAATGCAGTATTAGATGGAATAAGACTAGTAGCTAGTTTATTAACTGAAACTAAAATACTATTTGATGAAAGCTGTAAAGATACTTTCAAAGAGTTTAGTTCTTACATTTGGGATGAGGAAGCTTGTAAAAAAGGTGATGATAAAGCTGTTAAAGATCATGACCACTCGATAAACATAACTGTCGAGTATAAATCGGAGTATTAAGCGGGAAGGCTGTAATGCTAATCCGAACCGAAGGCTAAATTTAAAAGTTTAGTCAGGGGCAGAGACTAGGTAATGAAACTCTTGTGAGAATATAATTTACCCACGAGACTCCGAAGTTTACGTTGATTCTAATGGATACGATAAGATATATTTGTTATAATATAAGTATACATATTTTAGGGGGTATGCTTATGAAAACAATAATATTGGATGGTATGAAATTTACTGCAACTGGTGGGAAAAAATATCATTATAATTCGGGAATAAGAAAACATCTGCACCAATATATATGGGAAAAGACTAATGGGCCTATACCAAAAGGACATGAAATACATCATATAGATTTAGATGCGAATAATAATGATATATCTAATTTGCAACTGTTAACAATTGCTGAACATAAAAAAATTCATAAAGAATTATCTTGGAATGAAGAACGTAGAGAATGGGCCAGAAATAACTTAATCGAAAATGCAAGACCCAAGGCTAGTGAATGGCATGGAAGCGATGAAGGCAAGGAATGGCATAGAAAGCACTACGAGAAATATAAAGATAAAATACAACAAAAACAAAAATATATATGTGAGTGTTGTGGGAATGAATTTGAAGCTATAAAAAAGCCTAACAATAGATTTTGCTCTAATAATTGCAAAAGTAAATGGCGAAGAAATTCAGGAATTGATAATGTTGAAAGAGAGTGTGAATATTGTAAAAATATATTTATAGTTAATAAATATAGTAAAGCTAAAACATGTTCTTTATCATGCGCAAACAAGAAAAAATGGGAAAAACGTAAACTAAAAGATAGTCCGAACTTACAGGAATAATAACTGTAAGAAGTAGAGGATAAAGAGCCTTTACGATAACAAATTGGGACCAAATTAGATATTACTGTAATACAATAGTTGCTAATAAGGTAGGTATGTCAGTATTTAAGTAAGGAGGTGAGCATATGAAACTAGAGAAAATAAAAAAAATAATAGCTAATGATAAAAATAGGGTAGAAAAAATATTATCTGAAAAGAAATACTATAAAGTTGAAAATGATATTCTTGATACTGGCGTAAGGCCAAAGGATGCAGGTAACGACCCGTTAAGAAATGCAGATAACAGGATAGCTCACAACTTTCATCAACTACTAGTAGACGAGAAAGCTTCTTACATGTTTACTTATCCTGTTATCTTTGATGTAGAAAATGATAAAGATATAAACGCTAAAGTAAATAAAACATTAGGTGATGATTTCAATAGAAAATCTAAAAACTTATGCATAGAAGCTTCTAATACAGGAAGTTCGTGGCTTCATTATTGGATAAGCAATTCTAGTGAATTAAAAAAAGAATTCAAGTATGAGTTAGTAAACACAGAAGAGATTATTCCTATATATGATAATGGATTAGAAAGAACTCTTGAGGCTGTTATTAGATACTATGCAGTATTGGAAGATGTTGAAGATAAGATAGAGAACCAGAAGTTTTACTATATAGAGTATTGGACAAAAGACACTATGGAAAGATGGAAGTTTAAAGACTCTTATGCAGGTGATGAAGTAATTGAAGAACCTAAAAGTATTAAGCATCCTTTTGGAAGTGTTCCGTTTATAGAGTTTGCTAATAACTTACTAAAAACAAGTGATCTATCTAAGTATAAAGCATTGATTGACTTATACGATAAAGTTAAAAGTGGATTTGCAAATGACTTAGAAGATATTCAGCAGATTATATATATCCTTGAAAATTACGGAGGAGAGAATTTAGGAGAATTCCTCGGAGATTTAAAAAGATATAAAGCTGTAAAAACTGAGAATGATGGTTCTGGTGGAGGCGGTGGAGTTAAGACTCTTCAAATAGAAATACCTGTTGAAGCTAGAAAAGTTATCTTAGAAATGTTAAAAAAACAGATATATGAAAGTGGTCAAGGACTTCAACAAGATGTAGAATCTGTAGGTAATGCATCGGGTGTTGCTCTTAAGTTTTTCTACAGAAAGTTAGAGTTAAAGTCTGGACTATTGGAAACCGAATTTAAATCTTCTTATAATAAATTAGTAAAAGCAATATTGAAATTCTTATCCATAGATGAAAATAAAAATATAAGTCAAACATGGACTAGAAATATGATAAGTAACGATTTAGAAAATGCTCAAATAGCTCAGATTAGTAAAGGTGTTATACCTGATGAATTAATTTGGAGGAATCACCCTTGGGCTGATAATCCAGAGGAAGTTGAAAAGATGTTTAAAAAGCAAAATAAGCGTATGATTGATGATTATTCAGATTTAGGAAACGATGATGAATAGTAAAGAGTATTGGCTTAAAAGAGAGCAACAAAAGCTAGATGAGCAAATGAAGGATGTTAAAAAGCTAGAAGGAAAACTTAATAGAGAATTTGCAAAAGCTTCTAAAGAAATAGAAAAGGAGATAAATACTTTATTTCAAAGATATGCAAAGGATAATAAATTAAGTTATGTAGAAGCAGAAAAGTACTTAACATCAAAAGAGTTTAGAGAATGGAAGTATGACTTAAAAGAATATATAAGCCTTATAGAGTCCACTGGTGATGAAAAGTTATTGATAGAACTTAATACATTAGCTATGAAATCAAGGATTAGTAGACTAGAAGAAATTAAGTATCAAATCGATAAACATATCAACAATACTTATTCAGAAGTTTATACAGGGACTACAGAACTTTTAAAGGCTAGTGTGAAAGATAGTTATTACAAAACTATATATGATGTTCAAAAATATGTAGGAGGAGCTTCTTTTGCTAAGGTTGATGAAAAGTTAATAAAAGAAATACTTAGTTATCCATGGAGTGGTAAAAATTACTCACAAAGGATATGGGGAACTAATAGAGATAGGTTAAAAGATATACTTGAAACTGAAATGACACAAATGATAACTAGAGGAGAGTCTTCAAGGACTGTAGCTAAAAGAGTAAGTGAGGTTATGGATGTTGGTTATGAAAGAGCTATCTCACTTATTAATACAGAGCATAGTTATGTTATGTCAGAATCTACGGCAATAGCCTTTAAAGAAAGTGGAGTTGAAAAGTATGAGTTTTTAGCTACTTTAGATACTAGAACATCTAAAACATGCCAAAGCTTAGATGGTAAAGTATTTAAGTTATCTGAACGTCAAGTGGGAGTTAATGCAAGTCCTATGCATACAAGGTGTAGAAGTACAGAAATACCCTACATTGAAGGTGATAGCTTAACTACGAGATTTGCTAGAAATAAAAATGGCAAAGGAATAGAAGTTCCTAGCAATATGAAATATGATGAATGGTATAAAAAATATGTGGAAGCTTAAGAGCTTCTTTTTTTATGAGGTGATACTATGGAAAAGTTAAGCACTATTCAAAAAAGAGAAAAATTAAATGATGTATATGCAATGGGTGGAAAAGGTCCTGGAGGTGCTAATCACAGATATGTAATTTGTAAGCATGGAGAAACTAACTGGACTTGTGGTAATAATTCTATCGGAGTATATGATGATATAAGATTTCAAAATGGTCCTAGATCAGATGAAGACTCAATACATGGAGTATGCGACCAAGATTTATTAGAAATTGTAAAACACAGACTGCAATGCTTCCAAAATGGTCCATTTGCTACTGAATATAATTCAAAAGCATTGGAACACTTAGAAGTAGCGCTAATGTATCTAAATAGAAGAGTTGAAGATAGAATAGAGCGTAATGTTCTTGGAACATACAATAAATAATTATTAACTGGATTAGATTTTATCTAATCTTTTTTTATGCTCATATACCAAGTGTATAAGGAGAATGTCGGACTTAGCAATGCTATAACCGACTTTTTTAATGTCTTTTTAGTTTTATTGATAGACGTAAAAGAACAATGAAACTACCTAAAAATTCGAGAGGTAAACTCGTAAAAAACGTAAATTTAGGAGGTAAAGATGAAAAGAAGTTTTTTAAAAGAATTAGGTCTTGAGAGTGAAGTTATAGATAAGATAATGACTGAGAATGGCAAAGACATAGAAAAATATAAAACTGAGTTAGAAGATTACGTTGAAGAAGTTAGAGACTTAAAAGCTGGTAAAGTAGATGTCTCAAAGGAGATAGAAAAAGCTATAAAGGAAAAAGAAGAAGAATACAAGGAACGCTTTGAGAAAGCTGAGAAGTATGATTCTGTATTTGAAGAGCTAGAAACTCTAAAGAAAGATAATGCTGCTAAGGAATATGCTAAAAAAGTAGAAAAATTCTTTGAAGAAAATAATATAGACTTTACAAGCTCTATTGCTAAAGAAGCTATACTTAATAAGTTTAAAGAAAAAGACTTTAAGTTAAATGAAGATAAGTTTGGAGAAGATGTATCTAAATTCATGAAAGAATTGCAAGAAAGTAATAAAGATGCTTTTAAAGAGTTAGAGAAAGAAAATTCTAATAAGAACCAAACATATAAATACACTCCAAAGGGAGCGAATACAAACCCAGGAGAGGTTGAAAGTTTAGGAGCAAGATTAGCTAAACAATCAATAGAATCAAATGGAAGTAACCATAATTATTTCGGAGGTGGCCAATAATGGGAAAAATAACAGTTACTCAATACACAAATAGTAAAGAAATATTAAAGTACGATCACTTCGTATCAGAAAAAGTTATATTAACTCAAGCTAATGCAACTACTTCGGGATCTAAGAAGATAGTAAAGGCAGGAACTATATTGCCTGCTAACGATGCTACAGCAAAAGGTGTTGTTCTTTATGATGTAGACGTTACGAATGGTGATGAAACGGGAGCATTAGTTATACATGGATTTATAGATAAATCTAAAATACCAACTCAACCGGAATCAGCAGCTATAACAGCTTTACCAATGATAAAATTTATATAATTTAAGGAGGATTAAGATATATGAGTATATACGATATAGTTAAAGCTAAGGAAATAGGAGTTTATTACAATGCTATGCAAAAGGATAGACCTCCATTTTTAGGAGAGATACTATTCCCTGTGAATAAAAAATTAGGATTAGATTTAAAATGGATAAAAGGTTCTAAAGGACTTCCTGTAGCATTAAAATCTAGTGCTTTTGATGCTAAGGCAGAAATAAGAGATAGAGTAGGATTTGCAGATGTAAATACTGAAATGCCTTTCTTTAAAGAGTCTATGTTAATAAAAGAATCAGATAGACAAGAATTAAATAAGTTAGAAGGCAATGCTGCTAATCAACCTTATGTTGATTTAATAACTAAGAATATCTTTGATGATGTTACAACTTTAGTTGATGGAGCAGAAGTACAACTTGAAAGAATGAGAATGCAGTTATTAAGTGAAGGTAAAATAGCTATAAAAGGAAAAGATTCTGGTGGAACTGAAAAAGCTTTAGATTATGACTATCAATTAGCTGATGGACAAAAGGTTTCTTCTGATTGGTCTCAAGCATCTGCAGATATAATAGGTGATATAGAAAAATGGATTAATGATGCAGAAATAAGAACGGGTTCAAAACCAACTAGAGCAATATGTACATCTGCCACATTTAATTATTTAATTAAAAACGAAGGTATAATAGCAGCTATAAAAGGAGTTAATGCAGGAGTAGCAATAACGAAAGCTAAAGTTAAAAAGTTTGTAGAAGAAGAACTAGACTTAGTTATAGAGATATACTCTAAGAAATTTAAATCAGAAGCAGGTGTTACAACTAGTTTCTTTAAAGATGATGTATTTACATTACTACCTGATGGAAACTTAGGTAACACTTGGTTAGGAACTACTCCAGAAGAGTCTGACTTAATGAGCGGAGCAACTGATGCAGAGGTTCAATTAGTTAAACAAGGTATAGCAATAACAACAACTAAAAAGACAGATCCTGTTAATGTTAATACAAAAGTATCTATGATAGGATTACCAAGTTTTGAAAGAGCTGATGAAATAGTAATAGCTACAGTTAAACCCAGCTAAGGCCCTTATGAAAACTGAGGGCACAGAAAGTATAGAAACTAAAGAAGAACCTATCAATTTAGAATCTATGACAGTGGAAAATTTAAAACAATTAGCTAAAGAGAAAGGGATAGAAGGTTATTCTTCTATGAAAAAGGCTGAATTAATAGAGAAGTTAGGTTAATCCTAGCTTCTTTTAGTTTAGCTAGAAAGCAGGTGATTTCATGCTTGAAAATATTAAAATGTTGCTTGGATTAGATGATGGCAAATACGATAAGTTGATTTTATATCAAATAGATAAAGTCACTAAGAAAGTATTATCTCATTGCAATATAAATCAATTAAATCCAGTGCTTGAAGGTCTTGTTGAAGAAAAGGTATATAATGCAATGAAGAATAAAACAAGTGGGAATAACGTAGCAACGGATAATAACAACAATATAAAGTCTGTAACTAGAGGAGACACTAGAATAGAATACAATGTTGGAGAAGCTAAAACAGAAGTATTAGAAGCTACTGACTTTGATACAAGTGATATTAAACTACTTAACCAGTTTAGAAAGTTGAGGAAATGATATGACAGAAGCTGAAATATTAGAAACAACTTACTTTGATTTATGCACTATAAAACGTAAAGTTAAAATTGAAAATGAAGAAACAGGAGTTACTTCTTCTGAACTAAAAATTATAGCTGAAAATATTAAGTGTGCATTAAGTAAAAAAGACGCTCCTATAATTTCAAGTGATGGTGTAGGCAAAATTGTATATAGCAATCAGTTATTTACTAATCCTAATATAGATATACAGGAAGGTGATATATTAGATGTAGTCAGTATGGGTAATACAACAACTTACTTAGCATCTAAGCCATTTCCATATCCTAGTCATAAAATTACACCTATAACTGAAAGAAAGAGGGTTTAAAATGAAAATAGAAGGATTGGAAGATTTAGAGAGAACTCTTGAAAACTCTAGTAAGAATTTTGAGCCGGAAGCTAAAAAAGCATTATCAAGAATAGGTAATACACTTTTAAGAAAAGTAAAGCTTAAAACTCCTGTAGCTGAGGATTATGGTGGAACTCTTAGACGAAGTTGGAAAATGAAATATGAAGAGAGGCTTGTTGTAAGTGTAATCAATGATTCTGAGTATGCTCCACATGTTGAATTTGGACATAGGACAAGGCTTGGCAAAGGTGGGAACTCTAAAAATCCTAAATATAAATATAAACCTAAATCAGATGGAATTAAATTTGTTGAAGGTAGATATATGTTAACTAGATCTATAGAAGAAGTTGAAAAGGAAATTGAAGAAGACTTAGAAATAATAATAGATAATTTATGGGAGTAATTACTAATATGATTGCATACAAAGATATTTTATATGCTACTACAAAGCTAATTAAAAGTAAGCATAAAGGTATTAGTGTTTTTGATAAAAATCAAGTTGGCATGCTTAATGATGAGGAAAATAATGAATGTTTTTATGTCAAAATTATGCCTGTTGGAAAAAAGACATTTACAAATACTTCGAACTTAAAAAGTTTAATTATCAGCATTAAGTACTTTAATGACGATGAATTAAAATGTTATGAGATAGCAGATAGTTTAGAAAGTCTATTTGATAGAAAACTAAAAGTAAAAGACAGGGTATTAGAAATATCTAGTGTAGAACCTAACATTTTAAACGATGAAGTAGGTGATATGCTAGATTTTTTAATTTACATAGACTTTGCAGAGGGTTCTATTAAAGAAACTGAGGATTATGAACTTATGAAAGAAATTAACATAGAAACTAAAAGAAAGTAGGTGTTTAAATGACAGGATTACCAAGTATAAACATCGAGTTTAAAAAAAGAGCTTCTACTCTTGTATCGAGAGGTAGTAAGGGCGTAGTTGCTTTAGTTTTAAGAGATGCAACTAATAACGGAGTAAAGTATATTACAGATGATTATGATATACCAACTACATTTTCAGATGATAATCAAAAATATATAAAATTATGTCTAGTAGGTAATGTATATAAGCCTAGAAAAATTGTTATAAGTACTATAAATGCCGATTCAGATATACAGACAGCACTTGATTTATTGGAATTAGAAGAATTTGATTATTTAGCAGTACCTTCTATACAAACAGATGAAAAGGTTAAAGTTAAAACATTTATAAATAAGATGAGAACTGATATAAAGTATAAAGCAAGATGTGTTATGAACGATGCTTCAGATGCTGAATATGTAGTTAATTTTAGCACTAACGATATAGTTATGGAAAAGTTCGGCAACTTAAGCAATGCAGAGTTTTGCTGTTTTGTAGCTGGATTTATAGCTGGAACACCGATGAGTCAATCAATAACTTACGCCGTACCAAATGGAGTAACGGGTATACCAGTACAAACTAAAATAGAAGCCGGTAATAAAGTTAAAGCAGGTGAGCTTCTTTTAATAAAAGAAGCTGGATCTATTAGATTTGCAAGAGGTATAAATTCACTTACAACTTTAACAGACACTAAGACTGAGGATTTTCAAAAGATAAAATTAATGGATATTATGGACTTAATGTTTAATGATATGAGGGGGTTAGCAATTAAAAACTATATAGGTAAAATGCCTAACTCGTATGATAATAAATGTAAATTAATAATTGGTTATAATTCTTATTTAGATGTTTTAGTAGGAGATGAATTAGTAGAAAATGATTATTTTGTTGGAATAAATATAGAAAAGCAAAAAAACTATCTAAAATCCATAGGAATTGATGTAGATGATATGACGGAACAAGAAATAAAAGAAGAAAATACAAAAGATAAAGTTTTCTTAAAGGTTAAATGCAATTTAATAGATAGTACAGAAGAAATAGATATGGATGTTGAAATATAAGGTGGTGGTTAAATGAAAACTAACGAAGCAATAAGTGGTACTTGGGGGAAGTTATCTCTTGATGATGAAGATATAACTTCTTTAAAAGCATTCCAAGCAAAAGATGAGTATCAAAAAGAAGAAGTCGTTAAGTGTGGTTCTATGGTAAAGGGTTATAAGATAACAGGAATTGACCGTAAAGGTTCAGCTACCTTCAATAAAGTTGATAGTAAGATGTGTATAAAAATACTTGATAAGGTTCAGAAAGGGATAACTCCTAGATTTACTATAATAGTTGCACTTGATGATCCCGATGCTCATGGATGTGAGAGAATGGCTTTTCATGATGTAGTATTTGATGATCTAACGCTATTTGACTTTGAAAGTGGAGCATTAGGAACTGTGGAGTGTCCTTTCACTTATGAATGGGTTACTCCACTTGATTTAATAGGATAAGTAAAAATAACTTACAGGCTAGGGTGAAACCTAGCTTTTTTAATTTAAATTTTAGGAGAGTTCATATATGGATGACAAGTTGAAAAAAGTAGACATTATCGCATCTATTGATAATTTAAGCGGAAATTCTGTTAATGAAAAATATGAGAATTTATATAAAGCTATAGGTAAATATTTTATAGCAAACGCAGATAGAATGTCTAAAGATATGTGCTTTAATAATCGATGTTTAAATATATCTATAGATATTGTTCCTGGTGAATTGATTACGATTGATAGAAAAACAAGTGAATTTTTAATGGAGGTAGATTATGAGTAATGCAATAGAACTATTATTAAATGCAAACAATGAAAGCTTCGAAAGACCTTCGAAAATAGTTGAAATACCTAGATTATCTAAGGTTTTAGGTAAAAAATTTGAACTTAAGTGTAAATCACTAACAATGGGAAAAACAAATGCTTTAAGAATGCAGTGTGCTAATCAAAAAACAGGAGAGGTCGATATTCCTAAGCTTCAAGTGAAAACTCTTATAGAAGGAGTATTTGAACCAGAAGGAGGAACTTTCTTCTTTAAAAATAAAGATTTACATAAAAAATTCCAAGTTCCTAATGCTGAGGAATTTATGAATAAGCTGCTATTAAGTGGTGAGGTAGACCATCTATTTGAAATTATAACTGATTTAGGAGAATTCAATGAGGATGCTACAGAAGAAATAAAAAACTAATAAGGACAAATGCAGAATATCAAACTATGTATCTTATGTTCAAGCATAAAGAAATGATGCCTTGGGACTTCAATAGGTTAACTAAAGAAGATAAATTATTGCTTAATATATTAATTAATACGGAACTTGATGAAAGATTAGAAGAGAAGTTGAAATTTGCTAAAGATAGCAAGGCTATACCGGTAATTAGTGTGTAATTCTGTATTTGTCTTTATTTGAGGAGATGGTTAAATGTCTAAAGAAAAGAAGTTAAAAGCCACCATAGAGCTAAAAGATAAATATACAAAACCTATCCAAAATGTAACTAAGAAAACTCAGTTTTTTATAAAAATAGCTAGCAAAGTTAAACCTGTAGTTATAAAAGCTGATGATAAAGCAAGTAAAACTATAGAAAAAGTAGTTGGTAAGATTAAAAAACTTAAGTCAATTAAAGCTCCTAGATTTGTTATAAAAGCTAAAGATAATGCTAGCAAAGTTATATCGAAAGTTAAAGGAAGTATAAGCAAGATTAAGAGCTTGAAAACCGTTCAGTTAGCAATAAAGGCTAAAGATAATGCAACTAATATGCTCTCCAAAATTCATGGGAAAGCTAAGGGAATTGCAAGAAATGTATACTCGATAACTATCAAAGCAAAAGACTTAGCTAGTGGTGTTATAGATAAGATAAAAGGTAAAGCCAAAGCACTAGGAATGGTTGCATTAGGAGGAGCTACAGCAGGAGCAACTGTTGGAGTAAAAGGATTAGCAGAGGAAGAAACTCAAAAAATAACTATAAATAGAGTTATAGAAAATAGTGGCAAAAGTAAAAAGCAAGCTAAAAAAGCTACTGATAATTACTACAAGTATTTAGCTGATTATGCTAATAAAACACCTTTTACAACTCAAGAAATAGCCGGATTCGGGACTAAGGGTATGATGATGGCTAAAGGTAATGTAAAGAGTGCTAAAAATTATACAGACATGATGGCAAATGTAAAAGCTTTTGTTGGTGATATGAGAACGTCCCAAGAAGTTGCAGAAGCTTTCTTTTCGGCTCAAAATGGGAATTTGGAATCTCTTAATAATATATTAGGAGAGAATTATTCTAGTTTCGATAAAGCTATAGAAGGTATAAAGAAAAAACAAGGCGGACTAGTTGATGAAATGTCTCAAACATCTGGAGGATTATGGTCCACAATTTTAGGTAAGGTTGCAAATGGAGCTAAAAATGTAGTTAAAGTATTTGGAGATTCCCTAAAAGGTGGAATGAGTAATTTCATAGGATTTATAGATTCCGCTTCTTCTAACATGATTAGCTTTGCTGAAAGAGTTGGGAGTTTAGATTTTTCAACTTTATTTAAAAGGTTTGACATATCTTACATGACTAACGCAATTCAACCAGTTGTAGATTTATTTAATCAATTTTTTACAGCTATTGAAACTAAATCACCTACAACAATGGGTATAATGCAAATTTTAGGAACTGTATGTAATACTGTATGGAGTGGGGTAGGAGCGGTTATAAATGCTGTTAAGCCTATAATCGAAAAAATATTTAATTTTATAGGAGAGCATGGATCAGAAATATCAAATATAGTTAATGGACTTGGAGTTATTTGGAATGCTGTATGGAGTGTTATAGGAGTATTGCTTGAAGCAGCTTGGGTTGTTGTTAAACCTATACTGTCTTTACTTTTAAAAACACTTGATAAACTTTCTACAGCTATTCAAAAGGTTGGAGATTGGTGGAAAAATATGTGCGATAAGATTAATAATAATCCTATTGTAGCTACTGTAAAAAAAGTGTTTACTGGTGATGATGGTAAAAAAAGTACTCCTAAGAAAGGTAAAAGAAGTGCTTTTGGTACTAGAGAAGTACGAGGTAATGAAATTCCTTTTAGGCTGCATGATGGAGAAAGAATTCTGACAAAGGGAGAGGCTAAGAGACTTGATAAAAATCAAGTTAATGGTGTAAATATAACTATTAAAGGATTAACAGTAAGAGAAGAAGCTGATATTGATAAAGTTGCAACTAAGTTAGTTAAAAAGCTTAACCAAAATAGAATTATAATGGGAGGTGTGTAAAATGGAGGTTTGGATAGGTACAGATAATGATAGAATTAAACTTCCTATCACACCTGCTGTTTTAGGAGTAGACAGAAGTTTAGATATAGATGCAGAAAGTGTGGTTAAATTAGGTGAGGTTGATACCTCTAATGGAATGAAGCTTAAGACTATAGATTTAGAAGGTTTTTTCCCTAAACAAGATTATAGTTTCGCTAGTAATAATATGGATCCATATGGGTATTCTGATAAGTTGCAAGGGTGGATGTATAATGAAACTGTTTTAAGAATTATAATAACTGAAACACCAACCAATATGTTGTGTAAAATAAAAGATTTTAACACTAGAGAGCAAGATGGAACTAGAGACCTATATTTCGAACTAAATTTAATAGAGCATAGACCTAAAAATATTCCTAGACTTGATAATAATGGAAATTCAAATAGACCAATTTCTACAAATACAAGTGATACTCAAAGGACACATAAAGTTGTAAAAGGAGATAGTCTATGGGATATATCACATAAGTATTATGGTAAGGGAAGTATATATAAGAAGATAAATGAAGCTAATAAGAATAAGTATCCTAGTTTAGCTAATAACAACATTATATATCCTAACTGGATATTAATAATTCCGTAGGTGACGATATGAACAAATTAAAAATAATTTGTAAAAAGATTAACGGAGAAATTTATGATGTTTCTAGTATATTAACTAAAGCTATTTGGAGTGGGAATATAAAAGCTTGTAGTAGAAAGTTAGAATTTAGTTGCTTTAATGATGTAGATATACCTCTTTCGACTTTGATAATGGCTTACGTTGATGATAAGGAAATATTTAGAGGGTTTGTGTATGAGAGAGAAAAAGATAGCAAAGGTATAGTTAATTATTTATGTTTCGATTATGCTGAAAAGCTTAACAAAATAAAAGTATCGTACAATTTAAAAGGTAGTAATGGTAAGGATATAGCAAATAAGATATTAAAAGATTATAACTTCGAAATAGGAAGTATTGCTGAAGCTTGTGTTCCAAATTCTAAGATATTTATAGGTGTTGAAATATATAATTGCATTATGAGTGCATATACAGAACAATCCAAGAACGACAATAAGATGTATATGATAACTTGTAGTGAAGGCAAAATATCAGTTGTTGAAAAAGGTATTGTAAGATTAAAGGTAGCTTTTGAGGAAGGTAAAAACATATTGGATTCTTCTTTTAAAGAAAGTGTATCTAATATGGTTAACAGAGTATTAATAGTAGACCAAACAGGTAATAAACAATCGGAAGTTAGAGATAGTGAAATGTTAAGAATACATGGACTTTTCCAAGATGTATATAAATCAGAAGAAGGAAAGGATTCTACTGTAGAAGCTAAAAAACTTCTTAAAGGTGTTGAACAAACATGCAGTATAAGTGGATTTGGTGATATTTCTTGCACAAGTGGATATGGAGTTCAAATAAAAGATAGTGCTACTAATTTAGTAGGACTATTTTTTATTGATGGAGATACTCATACCTGGGAAAAAGGTAACTATTGGATTGATTTAGATTTGAATTTTAAAAATATAATGCATGAGGTAGAAGCTGGAGAAGATGAGCAACAAGATGAAATTTCTACTAATGGTGGTACAACTGTAAGCGGAGGTCGTGAAGTTAAAGCAGAATTTACGGCTTATTATCCTGCAAACAATAGCATGGAGGGTGGATTCTATGATGCTATGGGTAATAGACTAGACCCTTCTAAACTTACTTGCGCTTGTCCTAAAGATGTAGCATTTAAAACAAAAATACAAGTTAAATCTACTGGTACAGATAGAGACAATCTAGTTTACACTTGCACTGACAGAGGTGGTGCTATAAAAGTGGTTAATGGAGTTTACCACATTGACTTATTAATGGCTAATAGAAAAGAAGCTAATTCTTTTGGTAGACGTAAAGGTACAGCCGTAATTGGATGCGAAGTAACTTCAATCGGTAATAACTATTCTTCTGTTGGAAGTAGAATAGTTGAAGTTGCTAAAACCAAGCTAGGTAAACCTTATGTATGGGGAGCAACTGGACCTAATCAATTTGATTGCTCTGGCCTTACTCAATTTTGTCATAAGAAAGTGGGTATATCTATACCTCGTACAAGTAGCCAACAAAGAGGTAGTGGTAAGAAAATAACAAAAGAAAATGTACAGCTTGGAGATATATTATGTTTTGATGGTCATGTTGGACTTTATGCAGGTGATGGTAAAATGATTCATGCACCTAATAAAGAAAAGCCTGTTAAATACGACCCATGTCTTAGTGGATATTGGGGAGGTAAATTATTGGGAATAAGGAGGTACTGGTAATATGCAAAATCCATACTTAGAAATGCTAGGAATAATAAAAGATGTACCTCCTAAGCAAAATTTTTTTCATTTAGGTAAGGTTAAAACTAAGCTTCCTAATTTAGTTATTAATTTAAACAATATGGATTTGGGAGTTGAAGATTTTAAAATAGCTAGTAGTTTACTAACTTTAAATAATGTAGACATAGATGTTACAAATGAAACTGTTACACACAATTTAAAAGATGAATTAAATGTAAATGATGAAGTATTGTTAATTGAGTTTAACAATACTTTTATTTTATTGAGCAAGGCGGTGACTATATGAGTGATTTATTTCCTTTTATAAGTCCTGCTTCTGTAGAAAATGTGGTTACTAAAAAGGAATTACCACTTTATAAAGAAATTGCTTGGGACTATGAAAATAATAAGCCAGTTATTGAAAATGGAGATTTTAAGATAGTAGAAGGAAACGAAGCTATAAAGATTTGGATATATAAAGCATTATTAACTCCTAGATATTTATATAAAATTTATTCGTGGGATTATGGTTGTGAATTAAGAGAGTTGATAGGTAAAGGATATTCAAAAGGACTTACAAAGGAAGAAGCTAAAAGGTATGTAAAAGAAGCTTTGTTAATAAATGAATATATTTTAGAAGTAGATGTAAAAGAAGTAATACTTAATTCAGATGTCTTGAAAGTAAATATGAATATCAAAACTATATACGGAGAAAGCGAGGTGATAATCTAATGTTTAGTAGCCAAACCTACGAAGTTATAAGACAAAGAATTTTAGATAAGTTTCCTAATTTATTAAATAAAAGAGAAGGAAGTTACTCAAGTAATTTGATTTCTCCTACATCTTTAGAACTTGCAAAAGCTTATATAAATATGGGTGATATTCTTAGTTTAGGATTTATAGAAACAAACTTTGATAGTTTCTTAGATAGAAGAGTTAATGAGCTCGGGGTATATAGGAAACAAGGTAAAAAAGCACATGGTCAGATTAAAGTTACAGGCGTAGAAGAAACTAAAATAGAAAATGGAACTATTGTATCATATAACAATTTAAGGTATTTAGTTTTAAATGATATAGTACTGCCTGATACTGACATCTTAGAGGTGGAAGCCTTAGAAGTTGGAGTTATTTACAATGTTATAAAAGGCACTAATTTTGAGTTAATAGAAACTAATAGCAATATAAAAAGTTTAATTGCTTTGAATGATTTCGTAGGTGGAATTGATGTAGAAACTGACGAAGAATTAAGAAAAAGATTCGTTAAAAGTATGGATAATCCTAGTACTAGTGGAAATAAAGCACATTACGAAGAATGGGCATTGGAGGTAAGTGGAGTTGAAAGGGCAATTGTGACACCGCTTTGGAATGGAAACGGTACTGTAAAAGTTTTAGCTATAGGAAATAATAATAAGCCTTTATCTTCTGAAATAGTAGAAGAAGTTAAGCTTCATATAATGGAGAATATGCCTATTGGGGTTAACTTAACCGTTGTAACTCCTACGGTCTTAGATATACATTTAGTGGCTTCTGTTAAGTTAATTAACGGTTATACTATAGAAGATGTTAAGAAAAGCTTAGAAGTTGAATTAAATCTTTATTTAAAAGATGTTACTAATCTGTTTGTATACAGTAAGGTATATGGATTGTTAGCAAATTTAGATAGTGTGGAAGATGTTATAAGTTTGAGTATAAATGGCACAACTTCTAATATCTCAATATCCAGTGATAAAATTCCAAATATAAATACTATAAATATAAGTGAGGTGGTAGCTTGAAGTTAATAGAGCAACTACCTTCTTTTTATGAAAATGATATAGATATGGTTATTCAAAATTCACTTAACTTAGAAACTGATACTTTGCACAAAGAGGTTGAAGATACTTTAAATCAATTTTTCGTCGAAACTTGCACTTGGGGTTTAGATTATTGGGAAAATATGTTAGGTATAGCTAAAAATAACCACGATATACAAACTCGAAGAGAAAATATTAAGGCTAAAATGAGAAGTAGAGGTACAACTACATTAAGTGTTATGAAAAATGTTTGCGAAGCCTATTCAAATGGAGAGGTAGAAATAATTGATAATTATGATGACTATAGCTTTATTATTAAATTCGTTGGTGCAAAAGGAATACCGGCAGCTCTTAATGAGTTAGACAAAACTATAGAAGAAATAAAGCCATGCCATCTAGCACATAGTTACGAGTTTACATACTTAACTTGGGATGAATTTGACAATTTCAACCATACGTTTGATGAGTGGGATAGCTTGAACCTAACTTGGGATCAATTTGAGGTTTATAGAAAGGAAGGTGTTAAGGATGCCAAGTGCAAATAAAACCCCTAACATAGGGCTTAATAATTGGAAAGGCAATGAATTTCCAAAACGACAAGATTTTGTCGATGATAATTTTAAAATCGATGAAGAAATACAAGGCTTGAAAACTAAAGTTGAAAATATAGATACTACCGCAGAAAAAACAACTATAAAAGATGTTAATAATTATTTTACAAGTGACAATGTAGAAGGCGCTTTGAATGAGTTAGCTACAGAATTAAACGGCCAAAAAGCTAGAGGTGTACAGATAGCAAATAGCTTACTAGCTAAGCTATAGGAGGTGATTGAATGTTAGCTAATAATGTAAGCCTTAAAGAGCTTATAGATACTTATGCATTAATAGATAATAAAGTAATTGATAGAGGTGGCGCACAAACTATAACTCCTTCTACTACAAATATAGTATTGCCAAAAGGAAATTATAAAGGCGATATAACAATTAAAGGTGATGCTAATTTAATTGCCAAAAATATAAAAGAAGGTACTTCTATATTCGGAGTAAATGGATCTTTAAGAGAGTTCCCTCCTGGATGGGATACCATGAAAAGTGGGGAAGTATTCGGAGGTAATATTAACAAAAATGATGCGGTTGTTTGGAAAAGGTACGGTAATTGGGATACTAAGTTAGATATGGTCAAGGACTTTAATTTACCTGAATTTACTGGCACTTTTATTCAGTCTTTAATGACAGAAGATGGTAAATATTTAGTAGCTATGTCCTCTTCTTCCCCTTATTTACATATGTACAAAAATGTAAATGATACTTTTATTAAGATGCCCAATCCTGATGTTGTACCAACTAGAGGTTCGCAATGTTCATTAGCATTTAGTAAAGATGGATCATTACTATTTTTGTGTACAAATGAAAAGAAAATGTATTGTTACAAAAATGAAAATGGCATACTAACATCTATGCCCGCACCCGTTGCTGAAAATAGTAGAGATAACCCATCCTTCTACTCTGTGACTATAAATTCAGATGCTACAGTAATTGGAGTACATTGTAGTTTGGCTAATGATTCAAGTTATAGTTATGTATCATATATATTCACTAGGGTAAAAGGTACATTTAATTACAAACAAGTCTTTAGGTTGGGAGATAACTCTTACGGTTATAAGCTTGTTTCTAATCCAAGCGGAACATGTATAACTGTATTACATGAAGGAAATTATATTCCATTTTTCTTTCTACAAAAAGATGGCACTTACAATTTTGGGACAGATATGAAAATTAAAGGTGTAACATCTATTGAGTGGATTGACGATAAAAATCTAGTCTTATTAAATGGCGATGGTACAGCTAAAAAATGTACTTTTGATCCATTGGGACAATTATCTAATATGGTTATAAAATCCACAATAACATGCCCTAGTGGCTATACTATAAACGGTGGCGCACTTTCAGTAGATGGTTTGCATTATGCTTTATCACTTAGAGAAGGAAGTGGTTACTCTACTTTTGCAATATATATGTACAAGATAAATGGAGATAGTTTTACAAAAATTAATGAAATCGCATGTGATTATCAAGTTTTAGCGGTTCGATTGCCTCAAGATTATTGCATAATAGAAAGCACCGTTAAACCATATTTATATAGAACTACATCTAAAGACATAGTAATACCTTTAGATCAATTATATAAAGATACTTTAATGACTAAAGAAATAGGTGTAGCTATGGATACAGGAGTTGTAGGGCAAAATATAAGAGTTAATACTTTTCCAAAATTAAAATTATAGGAGGATTAAATATGTTAAAAACATTTTATGTACAAACAGATGAAGTAAAAAGAATAACAGATGTAATTGAAATACCTTATGGAGATTATGTTCAAGTTGAGTTAAATACTCCTCTTCCTTTTCAGATAATGGGAGGAGCTTATCAGTTGATTAATGGACAGGCTATATATAAACCTGAATGGGATACTAATTATCTACAAGCTAAGATAACTAAACTTGAAAAAGACAATGCTGATTTAACTTTCGCTATGATGAATGGAGGTCTATTATAATGATGAATTGGTTAGGATTCGATAAAATAGAATATTTTTACAATACTAAAATGTCTAACGGTGAAAGACTTTGGTCAATTGAACAAGTAAAAGTTGCAGTTGTAAGGGAAAAGATATCACCCGAAGAATTTAAAAAGATAACAGGCGAGGACTATATAGCTTAGTTCTTTTTTTTATACTCAAAATGAAAGGATCTACAATAGTAGGTCCTTTTAAAACTTAGGAGGAATATATAGATGAAAGAGTTATATGCAGTATTAGCATCAAGTTTTAATTGGAAAATAGTTATATGGTTAGTTGCTTTTGATATGTTTGTTGGATTAATGAGGTGTATAAAAGAACGCAAGATAAATAGTACTTGTGGAATAGATGGCGTGATTAGGAAAGTATGTATGATAGGAAGTGTAGTATTTCTAGAAATGATAAGTACCTTTGTAAGATTAGACTTGAGTAAATTTGTACCTTCTGAAATATTATCTATTTTACCTATTAAAGCTATTGGAATAACTGAGTTTTTTGTTATAGGTTATGTATTGTATGAAATACTATCAATACTTAAGAATATAGTCAGAATAGGTAATCCAGTTAATAATAGACTTATAGCTCTAATAGAGAAGTTTTTAAAGATGTTTACTGGTGAGTTAGATTTAGAAAAGCAAAAGTAAGACTAGATTAATTTCTAGTCTTTTTTTATTAAAAAATTTAAGGAGGATGTAATTATGGCAATGTACAAAGTTTATTTAGATGCAGGACATGGTGGGAATGATAGTGGAGCAGTAGGCGTCAGAAATGTATTTGAAAAGAATATAGTTTTAGATATATGTAATAGGATTAAGAAGATATTAGAAAGTAGAAACGTAGAAGTTAGAATGTCTAGAAGCACAGATGTATTTAAAACTTTATCTCAAAGGACTTCTGATGCTAATAAATGGGGTGCTGATGCTTTAGTATCAATTCATTGTAATAGCTTTAAAGATTTAAACTCAAAAGGCTTAGAAACTTTTTGCCTTAAGTTTAAATATAGAAAGTTAGCAGATTGCATTCACGATGAATTAATAAACGACAAGCTATATACTGTAAACCGTGGAGTTAAAGAAGGTAACCTTCATATGGTAAGGGAAAGTAATATGGCTGCTTGTTTAATAGAATTAGGATTTATATCTAATGCAGAAGATTTAAATTTAATAGAATCTAAAAAAGACGAGTTTGCACTAGCTATAGCAGATGGAATATGTAACTACCTAGGCGTTAAATTTAATAGCAATCCACCTATACAAAAGGTAGAAGTTTATAACATAATTACGGGTGGATTTGGATCTAAAGAGAACGCTCAAAAACAACTAGATTACCTTCATGGTTTAACTGGTTGGTATTTAGAATTAGAGGAACAAAAGCCTGGAGATTGGAGAATAAGAACAGGTGGATTTACGGGAGAGGGTAGAGTAAAAAGAGAAATGGCAGCATTAACAGAACTTACTGGTTGGTGGTGTACTTACGAAAAAGAAAAGTAAAAAAAGGTAGCCTTTTAAAGCTACCTTTATCTTTATTTAAGAGTCTAACTTATTAATAACCTCTTTTAGACTTTTATTTTCTTCCCTTAATTCATCGATAAGCTTATTAGTTGTTTCTGAGTTGTACTTATCAGTTTTATTTCCTTCTATTATAGAATTATTAATCATATCATATTTTTTAAAATTCTCTGAAGATGTTTTATTAGAATCAAATATTTGGTAAATCCCTATAAATAATGATAATAGCAGTGATAATATAGATATAACCATAGCACCATTAGACTTCAAGTCAGATGATTTGATACTTTCCTTTGTTGCAGTTAATTGAGCTTGTGTTGCAGTTAATTGAGCCTGTGTTATATTTAATTGATCTTGAAGTATTGTATTTGAAAGTTTTAGCTGTTTATTGTTATTATCACTAATTGCTTTTTCTAATTCAATAAGTTTATTTAATTGGAAATCTATATCGTTGCCTATTTTATTTTGTTGTTCACTAATTCTTTCTATTAACTCGCATGAGAGTATAATTGAAGAATCTACTTCTGCTTTATGATCAACTTGCTTATTCAATATATCATTATAATTAAGATGTACATCATTTTTTGATGTTAAAGGTTCTAATTGAACCGGTTTTGCAGAAATATTTGGCTTTGATTTAAATATGTTTTCTATAGTTTTTCGTTGATTAAGCAAATCCAACATAGCGGGAGAAGTTTTCGGAATATTTAAACCGATTAATGCCTGGAATCTTTTTCGTTGTCTATCAGAATAAAGTGTAAATGCTTGTTTTAACTTTTCTAAAGAATCGGAAGGAAACTCAAAGTAAGGTTCTCTATTTTTTTTATCTTGTCCTTGTAATTCCTCTAAATTATCGAAATCATCATCAGTCAACTTCTGAGTATGTGGTTTGTAGAGTAGATAATCATTGTGGGCTAAGAATTCATCTGCAAATTCAATGATTTCCTGTTTACTTACTTCAAGATCAATATTATTAAATATAGATTTATCATCTTTATATGTATTAGAGTTTATAATTATTTCTTTATATTTATATAACAAAAATTTCATTAATTCTTTTGCAAAATAAACATTATCTAAATTCTCTATATCTTTATGATTCTTTAATAAAAGTTCATATCTCCAATAATTAAATATTGCAAATTCTAGAATTCCTTCTTTTTTAGTGTTTATTGCAAATTCTACTTTTTGTGTTTCACGTTGGATAAAGCTACTTATATCAGCACTCATGTCGTATCTCCTTTAAACGAAAATCAAATTATATATATAGAATAATACATAATTTGATTTTATACAATAAAACAAATGTTGCATATATAAAATAATATTATTAGTTAAATATCTTTAATTCATAGAAATTTTAAACATGAAAAACAATGACTGATAAATGAATTTAGTTTATAAATAAAAAAAGTAATTAATTTAGATAAATATAAATATATATTATATATAGGTTAAATGTGTATTATGTTTACGCTCCTATTCATATTTGTAAATTGCAATATGATAAAAGGAGAGTAACTTATGAAAACAATATTAGATAATATAAAGAAGTTTCTAGATTCACCACCTTATAGAGTGTGTGTTGAAATCTTAGAACACTGGCTTTTAATTTTAAATATATTGAACACAATTAAGGAATTACTTTTTAATTAATATTATTTTAGCTTAATAATTCTATCCTATGTATAGGAGATTAACTAAAAACCTTAATATAACCTATAAATATAAAAATCATATTGCTATAAAAATAAGACTATTAATCAATGGTCTTATTTTTATTTTTAAGCTACCAATTTATACAAATTTCGACAACACGATTAATGTATACTGATATTGATGCTAAAAAAGGGGGATTTTTATGAAGTTTAAACAAAGATTTTTATCAGTCGCATTATCCATTGGATTAATTGCAGGAAGTACATTTGTATCATTAGCCGATACAAATCAATTAGAAGTACATCATATTAATGTAGGGCAAGGAGAATCTATTTATATAGAATTTCCAGATGGAACAGATGCATTAATTGATGCAGGAAAAAGTAACTATGGTGATACTGTAGTAAACTACTTGAAATCGCAAGAAAATAACATGGATTTAGAATATCTTATAGCTACACATCCGGATGCAGATCATATAGGTGGAATGCAATCTGTATTTAAGGATTTAAATGTTAAGAATTTTATATATCCAAAGGATGCGCCACACGATTCAAAAACTTGGGAGAATATATTATCTCTTGCAAGTTCAGAGGGTTGTAATATTCAGGATGGTAAAACAGGAATAGCTTTTGATATAGGCGGAGCTAGTATGAAATTTATACAACCTGAAAAAGATTACTCAGATAATAATGAAGATAGCATAGTTACATATTTAGATTATAATAATACAGAGTTTTTATTTACTGGAGATATGGAATCTTCAACTGAAAAAGATATGGTTTCTCAAGGGATAGTTCCGAATGTTGATTTTATGAGTGTTCCTCATCATGGTTCTAAGACTTCAAGTACACCAACATTTTTATCAGTAGCAGATCCTGAATATGCAGTATGTTCTGTAGGAGAAAATAGCTATGGACATCCAGCTCCAGAAGTTATTCAAAGATATACAGATATAGGAGCTAAAGTATATAGAACTGATGTAGACGGAAATGTGGTTATAAAAACAGATGGTGTATCTAGTGAAATAAATGGTTCAAGAACAAATATAGGATTTAATGATATAAAAGGTCACTGGGGAGAAAGTCAAATAAATGCATTCATAAATAAAGGTTATATAAATGGTTACCCTGATGGAACTTTTAGACCAGACAATTCAATAACAAGAGCTGAATTCGTTAGAATATTTAACACTGTATTCGGTCTTACAAATGCTAGTGGAAAAGTGTTTAATGATACAGTAAATCATTGGGCTAAAACTGCTATAGATATAGCTGTTACTAACGGAGTGTGTAATGGTATGTCAGCTACAGAGTTTGCTCCGGATCAGCCTATAACAAGAGAGCAAGCTGCCAAGATGATTGCTAACTATAAAAGAATAACTGATGTTCATCACAATAGAGTAAAAGGATATAAAGATGGCGTAAATACATCTAATTGGGCTATAAATGAAGTGGAAGCAATTTTAGAAGCTGGATATATGAATGGATATTCTGAAGATAATACATTCAGACCTCAAAATAATATAACTAGAGCAGAAGCGGTGTCTACTTTAACAAGAGTTGAAGGTAATCCTAATCCTGTAATGCCAATACCTCCTACTCCGGAACCTCCTTCTAATCCAGACCCAGAACCAACACCACCTCCGGTAGTAGATAGAACTGTATATGCGAATGGAGGAAGTTCTTCATCTAATAAGTATCATAAATCTTCAAATTCTCATGGAATGAAAGGTGCTATATCTATGACTGAAAGCCAAGCTAGAAGTAAAGGATATGTACCATGTGGTTCATGTTTTTAATTAAATACAATAAAAAGTAGTAGGAGATTACCCTACTACTTTTTGATTTGAAGTTTTAACTTCTCTTCCGGTACATTTCTTTAATATTTCAACATCTTTAATCAAGCAAGTTTTAAAGAACTTGCAATTTTTATCTTTACAAATAGTTTGCTTATTCATAAGCTACAATACCTCCATGAAAACATTAGAATTTATTTAAATAAATCAAAAATACTAAAAGAAGTTTTATTGTAAACTTTATTATAAGCTTTCTTCTTAGCAGTTCCTACTGGATCAGTGTATTTTTTAGTACTACATTTTCTCTTAGCTTTAGTAACTGGACTTCTAGCTTTTAAAGACTTCTTTAGACTTGGTTTTTTTATTATACTTCTAGCCATTTTTAGCACCCCTTAATATATTTATATATACTATTATAATATAGAATATATAAATTGGTAATTATTTCTAATTATTCAATTCAAAATACAATATTTTACATTTTTCAACAATGTAATAGTATATAATACTTATGGATTACATTAAGGAGGGTTTTATATGGATAAAAGAAAGTTAAAAAAATGGGGAATAATATTGTGTGTATTATTTGTTTTAGGAGTTATAGGGACTATATCTCAATCAGATGAAAGTGAAGTAGAAACAAACACTACTGCAGCTGAGGAAAATACAGCTGAAAAATCAAAAAAACCTAGCATGACAACAGATGAATTAATGGAATACTTTGATACGTATGAGAAATTATATGTAAATCATTTAGAAGGAATATCTAAAGTAGCTGAAAAGAATGATAATTTAGAATTACAAAAAACACTAGCTAATACGAGAGATATATCTAATGCTGCTCATTCAAAGATATTTGATATAAAAAGTGGTTTCGATAGTTCTAGCAATGAATATAAAGCTTTAGACGAATTATCTGTAGCATTTAATTCTTTAGAGTCTGCTTGTAAAAACGGAATAAAATATATAGATAAAAATGAATATAAATACTACGAAAAATATGAAAATGATTTAAAACAATCAGATCTATTCCTACAAAGATATATGGAAGCTAAAAACAATATAAAGTAAATGGAAAAATAAGGCATGATTATATTTTTTAATATAGGTTATAATATAATTAAGCAATGCAGATGACCTAGCCACAGTTAAATTAGCTTGAGTAGGTTAATTCTAGATAAAACTGAAAGGCTTCTTTTATATATACGGCAATACATTGGACTCTGCAGAGGTGGGCTACGGCTCACCTTTTTTATTTTTTTGAAAAAATTTATAAGGACAGGCAATTCTTCATGAACTTTTACATATAAATTAACTATAGATAATGAAAAAGGAGTGAAACTTCATGAGCCAAACCAAAAAAGGGAATAGATTTCAAATTTCATTTAAAGAAAATATACAAGAAATAGAAATAATGAACTATATGTTAAAGAAAGCTGAGATAATGGGCATTTCAACTTATATAAAAATGCTTATACAAAAAGATATGGAAAGTAATAAATAA